CGCTAATGTCCACGATGGACGAAACGCCATTCTCGGTGGACTTCGCCCCAACCGGATAAATCGCCGTCACGATCTTCGTCCCGTCGGTCTTGCCGACCAGCGACAGCAGGTTCACGCCGACCTCGGCGGCTTGGTCGCCGGTGGCGGACGGCGCGGCCAGCCAATCGAGGTAGTTCACGCCGTTCGACTCGCGCAGCTCGATGTATCCGCCGAGCGCGCCCTTGACGGTCTTGTCGAGCAGCTCGGACAGCGTGCGGGCGGGTGACTCGCTCGCGCGCACGATGTAGTCGTTTGAGTCGCTCACCGTCACGTTGCCGCGACGGATTTTGAACGGGGACTGGGCGTTGTGGGCGTCCAGCAGCATGGACAAATAAGCGGCTGGACTGCCGCTGAAATCATACGGCGGGACTACGGTGTCATTGAGCCGCGCCAAATCGCCCTCGCATGTGACGGTCATCAGGCCGGTTATATAGTTCGGCTCGACGCACGCGATACGTCCACTGAACATGTCCACGCCGTCACGCACGACGCGCACGGACGCCTGCATGACGCCCGCGCGTGCCGCCTCGTAGAGCGGGTGTGTCTTATAGAGCTTGAACGTGAACGACGGAGCGGCGTTCAGCTGCATGGACAATTTAGCGTACGGCAATGTAGCTTCCGCAGTCAGCGGCTTGTGGAGCACTTGGCCGTCAAGATACGCGAGCCACATGCTACAGCGCCCCCCTCGTCCATGTCAGTTGGTTGGTTTCGCCGTTATCGTCGCCCACGATTGCGTAACTCACGGTCGCAGTCCCGCGCGCGGTGAGCGGCGTGACCTGCTTCGTCGCGCTCGCGGGAAGGAACGCCGAGCCCGCGCTTGTGGACAGATACACCGGGCAGTCCGGATTGGTCAGATACACGTCGCTCGCCATCGTTCCAATCGACAGCGACGCATTGGACAGCGTGTACACCTCAATCGCGAACGCGAGGTTTCCCGCCACCGCCCGTCCATCGCTCATTGCCGGATGCGCCTGGACGTGGTTCGTGCTTCCCGTCCACGACGGCCACGTGCGCGTGGCGCGTGTGAGCGTAGCGGTCGAGCCGGTGAGTTCGGCGCGGTACGGCGTCCATCCGGGCTGCGTGCGCTTCTCTAGCGTGGTCGTGAATCCGTCGATGACGGCTCTATCCGTCCATGCGTAGTCGGAGCCGGTGCCGTTGGTGGCTTGCAGAGTGGACGGCAGCGCGAACAAACACGCGCGGTTTTGCGCCGTGCGCCACATCGCGAGCGTCGAGTCGCAAATCTGGATGGCGAATTGCAGGCCGTCCGTGCCGGTGTGGATCCAGTTGATGGTCAACATCAGCATGTTCAGCGCGGACGCATCGGCGACCTCTACGTCGATGATCTTCTGGGCGTTGTAGGTCGTAGCGGTCGGCGTGAAGCTCGCGGACTGCGTAGTCATGGACGTCGCGGGCGTGTCGGCGGTCACGTTGAGCGCGCCGCGTGCCGTGCCGTAGTCGAGTCTGATGCCGACCGGAACGCCGTCGTGCGCCGTGCCGAGTGCCGTCACCGTACCGCTCATGTACACCTGCACGCGCATCGCGTTCACGCCGAGCAACGGGAACGCCGGGATTGCGCCGGTCGTAGTCGAGCGTGCGTCCGTGGTGTTGAGCGCAGTAATCAGGATGCGCTGACGCCACGTCTCGCCGAGTTCGTCGGTGTAGATTCGCTGGCCGCTGCGGTGCACCGCCGTTCCGGCCTGCCACGTCGTGGTTGCGGTCGATTTCGCGGCTTGGTCTGCGACCGTGTGCGCAGACAGGTCGAAACGGTTCTCGCTGGACGCGCTCCAAAGCCCCACGGTCGAGCATGCGGGCGTTTCGCGCGTTCCCGTGGCACTGGACGCGCCCCACCACATGGACAGCCTCACGCGCTTCTGCGCGGTCGCCGTGGCTGCGGTGGAGCCGACGTTGCCCTCGCCGCCGGTGATGGTGACGGGGGTCGTGTGGGTCAGTGTGGTTGCGCCCTCGCCGATATACAGGTATGGGTCGCAGGTGAACTCAAGCGTCACATACAAGTAGTTGAACGGCGTGGACGCCTCCACGATGCGGCAGTTGCCCTCGTAGAACGCATACGCTCCGTAAATCTCCAGCGCGTCGGGCGTCTGGACGCGGCATCGCTTGCCGTCGAAGCGTGAGCGGAAGACCCATTCCTCGGAAGCTGCCTCCGCGTGGTCGCCGCATTCAGCGAACAGGCCGATGCGGACGGTGCGGGCGTCACGCACGACGTCGCCGGTCAGCGCGCGGGACAAATCCAGCACGCCCGCACGCCCCGGAACGGTCACGTAATCCTCACGCCACGCCGGAATAGGCTCTGAGACCTCCGTGAGCGTCCACAGAGGCGCGTCATACGTCCACGTGCTGTTGGTGTCCAGCGGGATGATGGTGACGCGCTGAGAGCGCTTCAGATAGCTCGATTGAATCGTCATGCGTACGCCACCCCCCTAGCCGACCAGCCCGAGCGCGCGCCCAAACCGGTGTCGGTCGCCGCGATGGTCGCACCGACCAGCTCGCCGGTGTCCATCGTGATGGTTGTGTCCTTATCTCGGATTTGCGTGAGCAGCGCGACAATCTCGCCGAAGTCGCCGCCCATCGCATCCAGCATGCCCTCGCCAAACCGGCGATAACCGCCCGGATTATCCGGCACGACCCACTCGCCGCCCGCTTCCCCGCCGATTGCGATGGACGAACCGGATGCGCCGATAACGGTCGGCTCGTTGATATAGCCGCCTCGCGCGTACCACTCGACTGTGATGCCGGGTAGGCCTTGCGTAGGCCAATCTAGCGGGTTGATTGAGCCGTGCAGACTGAAATGCGGCAGCTTAATCCCGCTGAAGAATCCCATGATCGTGTCGCCGATACCCCGGAAGAAACCGAGGATGCGGTCTGGAATGCTCGACCAGAAATCCACGATGCCCTGACCGAACGCGGTGACGTTGTCCACGATTCCGCCAAAGATGTTGGAGACGTTGGTTCCGAAGTTGCCGAAGAAGTCGTTGATGGCGTTCAGTCCGCCCCAGATGGCGTCGCCGATGCCCGTGACGATGGACGTGACGGCATTGCGGAATTCCTCGGATGTTGTCCACAGGCCGATGACGCCGGCGGCTGCGGCTGCGACCAGTCCAATCACGATACCCACGGGACCGGTCAGCGCGGCCAATCCTGCGCCCACAGCCGGCAGCGCGGGAATTATCGTGCCGAGCGCCGTCACAATCGGTGCCACCACGCCCGCGAGCGTCGCCACCAGCGGAATCAGCGGACCGACCGCGCCGAGAACGCCCGCCACAGCCGGTGCAATCGTCGCAACGCCCTCGATGATTCCCGGCAGCGTATTCGCGGCGAAGTCCACGAATGCGGGAATCGCCGTAGTCGCAACCATCGCGAGGTTCTCGCCAATGGCCTGCATCGTGGCCGGGTCGATGCCGTCCAGTGCTGCGATGACCGCGTCGAGCGCACCGCCGAGTCCGTCGAACAGCGCACTCGCGAGCGGCTCGATAGCTTCGAGCAGCCGGTTTTTCACAATCTCGAACTTCTCAGGCCAGCTCATCGTCGCGTCGAGCGTCCCCATGATGGAGCCGGACGCACCGAGGGCGGAATCGCGCAGCGCGTCCAGCGACAATGCGCCAGACTCGACCGCCGCCACGAACTTGGTCGCACCGCGCGTGCCAAACACCGTGGACGCCAAATCGAGCGCGCTCGCACGGTCGCCCGCTTCGATATATCCAGCGAGCGAGTCGAGCACGCCCTGGAACGCCTCGGATGCGTCCTGTCCCGGCTCTGCGAGATTGACCAGCGCCTTGGACATACTGGACATAGTGGACGATGCGTTGAGACCGGCCTTGTCGAGCAAGCCGACCATGTTGGCGGATTCTTCGATCGAAAAGCCCAGTGCGGTCAATTGCGGCGCGTTCGCCTGGACTGTACTAAACAGCCCGTCCATCGACACGCCGGTCGCCTGACTCACGCCCCAGAAGTAATCCAGCTTATCCGCCACGTCCGTCGCACTCACGCCGAATGCGTTCATTGCGCCGGTCATGGTGTTGATATCGAGCTGCTGGCCGAACGTGCCGAGCGCGGAAACGCGCGTCGCGAGCTTCGTCAGTTCGTCGCCGGTGAGACCGAGGCGCGTATTGAGGTCGGCCACGGTCTGTCCGGCGTCACCAAACGACACCGGCAGCGAGCGTGCGACCGCGCGCGCCGAATCTTCGAGGTCAGCGAGCGCGGCACCTGACGCGCCTGTTCCGACGATGATGTTGTCGGTCATGCGGTCGAATTCCGCGCCCACGTCGACGAGAGCCTTAGAGATGGCCGTGACCGATGCGACCGAGATGACGCCCGCCAGCACACCCGGCAGCTTCTTGCCGAGCGTGTCGCCCAATCCCGGCGCGAACTTCTCGCCGAAGTCTTTTCCGGTTTCATCGCCCAGCCCGTCGAACGTGTCTTTAAGTCCGTTTTCGACGGCCGTGCGGCCTGTCCCGTCCATCGTCGGAATGATTTGGACTATCGCGCGGCCTACTTCAGCTTCTGTAGCCAATTGTCCACCTCCTCACACAAATAAAGGCGACGGAGCGACGCATACATCACGCCGCCCCGCCGCCATCCCACCAATCCCAGAAATCACTAACGGGTACAGCCCCCGAGCCCACACGACGCGTGGACGTGTCCCACGGTCGCGGATACGGGACCGGCTCGCGCGGTTTGCTCTTCGAGAACGCACTCACGACCGTCCATTGCAGCCATCTGACGGCGTCGATCAAATCCGCCGTCATGGCGTCTTGGCGCGTCCACCCGCCTTGGTCGGGTTTGGCTTTCCGCACAGTCGCGGAATCCGGCGGCAGATGCCGCAGTATCACCGGCACAGCCGACCAGCCGAACGTGCGGCCAACGTCGCGCAACCGCACGCCGAACCGCTCCATGAGGTCGTAGTCGAAGGCGTCGCGGAACCGCCCGAATACGGGCGCGAGGGCGGCTATTCCCCCGCTGTGAGGCCGCACGCGTCCATGTACGCCATCGCGAGCCCGCGCCACTGCGCGACGTTGAGCCGCTCGACTGCTCCGTGCGCGTCTCGGTCGAACAGCTCGCGGATTACCTCCGCCCACTCGTTGACCTGTGCGCGCGCGTCGCCTGCTGCGGCCACGCGCTTGGCGATGGCCTCCGCGTCGGTGACGTCCATGCGGTCGTAAAGCTCGACGCTGTAGCGGTCGCCGTCGATTTCAAACTCGAATCGCGGGACTTCCTCGGTCGTGTCGATGGTATACATGTGCGGCCTTCTTTCGTGTATGGGTTGGATTCGACTAGGCGGAGACTACGCCGTCATCAGTCAGGATGTAGATGCAGTGGCCGGTGCCGTCGTCGTCGCACTCGATGGTCATATCCCAAATCACGCCATCGTTGGAGACGAAGTTCACGTCTGCGACAGCGGTGATCGTGCCGTTGGGGATGTAGATGCGCATACGGCGGTCTTCGTCCTTCATGCTGAACACCCACGCACGCGCGGGCGGCAGCTGCGCGCCGATTGCGACGGCGAGCTGATTGCCGGCGGTCTGAGTCGCGGCCTTGGTCGTGACGTTAGCGTCTCCGACCATCCACTTCATCGAGGTCTCGTCGGTCTGGAGCATGCCGAATCGCACAGACCCGGTGAAGTCTTCGAGCAGCGTGCGGACGCCGTTGAGGCCCCAATCCTTCAGCTTGGTGGTCGAGCGGTTCTGCGACAGCGTCAGGCCGTTCTGACTGACGTAGCCGCCGCCGTTGCCCCATGCGGTCGTGTCGAGCGTGGCGCGCGCGTCGATGGTGACTGCGCCGTCAGTGAGGCCGGTGAGCGGCGTTGCGGACTGGACCGCGCCGGTGGTCAGCGACTGGTCAGGGCGGCCGACGTAGACCGCCGAAGTGTTAAGAGGCATTTGCGCCCCTCCTTTCGATTATTCGTCCACGCCTGCGCGTATGTACGCGTCGATGGCGCATGACCAGCGCGCCAATGTCGGGTGGCGTGGGTCAGGGTCGTTGTATGGAAGTGTGCTCACGTCCACGGAGAGCCAATGTGCGGCGTTTTCGGCGGTGCCGTCGCCCAGAGAGGCGACCGCGCCACAAACCCGCGCACAGGCCGTCTGCGCGGCTTGGTCGGATGCGGCATACACCCCGATGGACATGGGGACGCGGTCGATTACGACGCTTGAGCGCCGTCCGCCCAAAGGCTCGACGATGGCGATGGGCAAATCCGCGCCCAAATCCTCAGGCACCGGAAGCGGCGCGGCAGCGATGCCGGCCTCGGCGGCTATGTCCACTGCCATGATGGCGGCAGCATCGCGTGGAATCAGGTCGAAGCGCATTGCCACACCGCCTTACTCAACATCTTGTCGGTCGCCTCGGCGGCTCGCGCCTCATACGTCACGCCGCGCACGACGGCGATTTCGCGGTCGTATCGCATGCCGCTCGTCCGCTCGTTGGACACCTCGAAGCCGTCGCCGGCGTTGGCGGCGATTTGCTCCGCTGCGGCGTTGACCATGGCGCGCACCTCCGGGCTGCTGATAAGCGCCTGGAATCCGGAATCGTCCCACTCGGTGATTTCGACGCGGCTCATGGCTAACCCCTCCAATCGACGAGCGCGCACACGACGTGGTCGATGCGCCCCGTCGGACTCGTCCACGGCTGTGGTTCGCCGTCGATGGCGTAAATGCGGCCTGCGACGACGACCTTGTCGCCGAATGCGATGTCGGCGTTGGGTGGCGCATACAGCGTCGCTCGCACCGTCGCGCCGTTTCGCGTCTCGCCCCATGTGCCATCCGTGCCGCCGGGTTGGACGGAACAGCCGGGAACGGTGTGAGTGGTCGCCCTCGTCCAGTCGCGTACCTTCGTGCCGCGCTGCACAGTCAGCGGCGCGCGCTCGATGGCGATTGCGGTTGTGCAGAAACTCGGCAGCATGGTCACACCTCGCGGATTCGATACGCGTCCAGCATCGCCTTGTCGGAGTCGAGCAGTCGCACGCCGCCGGACACGCCGTTTGCGGTCTGGTTGTACGTGATGCCGACCTGCCCGGCGTGCTCCTCACGCACACCCGGTGCAGCGGCAAGCGCATTGCTCGCGAGCTGGACGAGTGCCGCGCCGATTGCGCCGGTCGCGCCGTAGCCGGCGACCCACTCGACGTGGACGCCGCGCCACTTATGCGACGTGACGCCGCGCGGAAGACGGATTAGGCCGGATTCGAGCCACTCGAAGTCGGTGACCGCGTGCCCGTCCACGGTCAGCACGTCCACGGACTGCACGCCCATCGTGGGCAACTGGACGAGCGACCCACTCGCCGTGAGGTCGGCTGCGCACTCCATCGCAGGCGCGACGTGCCAGCCGCAAAAATCGCGCACGACCTGCGAGACGGCGTCGAGCGTCCAGCTGATGCGCTCAACCGTGGACGACATGACGCCGCCGGTCGCCGTGGCGAACTCGTCGGCCGTCACGATCGGCGTGAGCGCGGGGACGCGATAGCCCCACGGCGTAGGCGTGGTTGCTTCGCTATTCATCCGCACCCGCCGCCTTGTTCGCGACCTTCGCGGCCTTGTTGCGCGGGCGCGCGGCCTTGCGTGCGGGCTGCTTGGGCTTATCGTCCACTGCCACAGCACCGGCCGGCTGCGTCCCCTCCTCGAACTGGAATTCGAGGCCGTTGAACTTGTAGCGCTTCAGCACGGCGCGCCTCCTTTCACTGAATGGATGGCGGACGCCCGGAATGCCCGGACGCCCGCCGAACCAACCGTTTGATTTCCGACTAGGCAATCTTCACGAATGCGGCCGGGACGCGGACGGCCAGAGCGAGGCGCTCCTCGACGATGACGGTCACCCTGTTGTTCGTGCGGTCGTCGTGGTCGCCCATGACCACCTCGACGCGAGCGCCCTCGTTGGCCTTGGTGATGACGGAAGCGCCCTGCTTGAATGCGCCGACGAGCACCGTGCCGGCGGCGACGGCGTTGGACACGATGGTGTTGAGGCCCCACAGACCCGGCTGCGTAGCGACTGCGCCGTTGCCATACGGACCGTAGAAGCAGCCGCCGCCGTAGTACTGGCCGGTCGTGCCGCCGTCCTTAGCGAGGCGAATCGTCTGGTAATCCGTCGGGTTGATGATGATGGCGTCGGCCTCGTAGTCGCTCGCGGCCTTGACATTCATGATGGCCTTGAAGACGTCATCGGCGGCGATGGCGGAGCCGGCGGGCGCAAGCGTCTGGACGCCGCTGGTGGCAAGAAGGACCGTCATAAGCTCGGTCTCGATGGCCTTGTCCAGCTCGTAGAGGCCGCGTGCGTCGATGGACGACTTGAGGAACTCCGCGTCCTCGATGAGCTCGTCGGTCTCGTAGTACCAACCGGCGACCTTCTCAAGCGAGGCGGTCTTAGGGGTGTACGGGATGTGGAACTGCGGCTTCTGCGCGCCCTCGGCGGTGACGGCCGGTGCGCCCTCAGCAGCACCTAGGACGAAGTACTTGAGCGAGTTGCCGGAGATGGTCTCAGCGCCGAACAGCCCGCGAATCTCGGTGCGGCGAATGCCGTCGATGACACGGCGGTCGAGCTGCTCGATGACCGGGGCGGTGTGGGCGCTGGTCGCGGCCTTGAAGCCGTAGGCGGTGCCGGCGGACTTGGCGTAACCGGCGCGCATGCCGGCGAAGTCGAGCGACTTGGCGGCGAACTCACCGAGCGACTTGGCGGTCGTGTCGGCCTTGGCGCTCTTCTGCTCGGAGTTGCCCAGCGAGGCGATCATCGAAGCGGCCTTCTCGGCCTTGGCGATGGACTCCTTGAGCGACTCGCACTCGGTGGCGATGGCGTCGGCCTTCTCGATGGCCTCGGCGTCGCCGGCCTCGATGGCGCTCTTAAGCTCGACGAGTTCGGCCTGCTTGGCGGAAAGCTGGTCCTTGAGGTTCATTTGAAACCCCTTTCGTGTGGTTGTGTGCGGTTGTGTGTGGTTGTGTGCGTTAGCGATTGATTCGCTCGATATACGCGAGGATTTCGGCCTGCTTGGGCGACACGGTCTGCGGCTGCGCTGCCGTCACCGTCTGCGCCTGCTTGGCTGCGTCCTCGTCCACAGCGGCCGGCTCGGTCTCTGCGAGCAGGCCGTCAATGGCTGTGATGATTTCGCGCGCGTGGTCTGCGATTGCGCGCAGCTCGTCGGCGTCTTTAGCGCTGTTGCGCCTGCCGGATTTGATGCCGGTAATCACGGCGTGCTGATTCGCCGGGATTTGGACGAGCGACACCTCGAACAGGTCGAGTTTGCGCAGCTCGTTGGCGCGTGTGCCATCGTCCAGTTCGGCTTCGCCCTCATCGATTACTGCGTATGCGAAGCTGAATTGATACAGACGCCCCTCACGCGCGAGCTTGCGGACGTATTGCGCTTTTTCGTTCTCGGCGTCCAGTTCGCCGTGGACCCACAGGCCGCGCTCGTCCTCGCGGATTTCGGTGATGCGTCCGACGTTGTACTCGGGGTCGCTAGTGTTGTGGCCGTACAGCAGCGGGACGTAGATGCCGTTTGCCATCTTGGCTTTCCACGCATCGACTGTCTCGGCGAACGCGCCGGGGGCGATGACGTCGCCGTAGCTGTCCGGCTCGCGGTCGAACGTCGCCGCGTAACCCTCGACGATGCCGCCCTCGTCGGCGATGTCGAGCGTGGCGGACTTGATGCGGATATCGCTCATCGCAATATCACCTCCATTGAACACTGGCAGTTGCACGACTC